CGGCGGCCTCGGACTTCGCGGCGGTGTCCATTTCGAAGAGCGCGTCCCGGTCGAACTCCACGCCGAGCGTCTTCCCCGGCACCGTCGTCAGTTCCAGCCCCTCATCGAGTTTGCTTTCCAGCTTCTCGATGTGTTTCTGGAGACAGTCCGAGTAATACATCTTGTTGAGGGCTTCGATGTTGTTGTAGGTGGGATCGGGACCGACCCCCACCTTGTGCCGCGGCATGTGGAAGCACTTGGCGATGTCCTCGTCGGTCATGTGGAGCTGGTCGACCAGGCGCGATTGCTCGGCGGTCATCGCCATCGCCTCGTATTTCAGCCCATCGCCCAGGACCGCGATCTTGCCGGTGTTATCCCCGCTGAAGTTGGCGTCCCAGTAGGTCTTCATCCGATCCGCCGTCGCCTGCGGGATCGCCCCGGGTGCCGTCAATACGCCCCCTGGCTTCGATCCGTTCGTGAAGAACTTGTCGGACGCGCTGCGGATGTTCATGCCCTGCAACGCGGGATAGCCGGCCGCGTAAATGGGCGACACCCCGCAGAGGGGATGGAACAGCGGACACATCACGTCGTGGATGATCTCGCGCGCCGGCACGACAACCGAGGTGGCGAGCCGCGCCAGGTTGTCCTGCGAGAGTTGGTAGAACACGGACCCGTCCGGGGCCAGCAGCGGCGTCACGCGGTAGGGATCGAGAATGTAGAGCGCCGTCACCACGCCCCGGCCGTCCCGCGCCTTCAGGGCGTAGAGGTTCCCGTGGACGAGTTTCGACAACATCCACCACTCGAAGAAATCGATCCGCGACTGGTAGGCGTTCGGCTTACGCAGGACCGGCGAAAAGGCGGCGCTTTCGATTTCACTCCAGATCCCGTGCGCATCGCGCTCGACGAGTTTGGGCCGGAGCTTGGCGATGTCCCCCGCAATCAGCGTGACGCAGGCGAACAGCGTCGGATTCGACAAGACGGTGTCGGTGTTGATCTCTTCGCCGCGCTGCCAGCCGCCCGTCGTCGCCTCGCGGATGAGCGGCCACCAACTGCGGGATCCGGAAATCCCGGTGAGCGAGCCCATGCCCGACCCGAGGCTCTTGGTTCTGGTGATCGAGAGGCCGAAGATGTCCATCAGGGCTCCGCCGTCAGATCGCGGCGCTTGTAGGTGCGCTTCTTCGGGGTGGGTTTCGCGGGGCGGGCCACGTCCTGGTGTTTGGCGAAGGTCGCCTTCCGGGCCGTCACCAGCACCACCGCATCAAGGGGGGGCGCGTCAAACAGATCGCCCGGGGAGAACTCGCGCCCGGCACACGAACACGCACAGCGCGCGACCAGGCGAATCAGCGGCATGAGTCTCCAGACTGAGAAGGGCCGCGCGCACGAGAGATGCCCTCATGCGCGCGGCGCAAGGTCCCTCGAACTACGGGGAGCCGACGGCCGGCCCGTAGGAGGCCGTGTCGATCACCGCGACGACGTTGTCGCGGCGTTTCTTCCAGTTGATCCACCGCTCGGCCCGGAGGCCGACGCAGTTGCGCTGCCACAGCGAGAAGACCGGCGACGACGGCGATCCGCCGTTCATGTCGAGCGTGGCCTGGTTGCTGGCGTCGAGTCGCACCTGCCCATCGTCGGCCAGGAAGATCTCGGACGGCTTGAAGATGACCAACGTGCCGGCGTCGACCGACTCGGACACGATGACCTGGTAGCCGAGGAGCGTGCCGCCCGCCGGGGTGACGTTGAAGCCCGCCGGCGTCTGGCCGAGGGCGTTCGTCAGGAGACTCAGGCCGAGCGCGATGTCGGGGGTCGTAACAATCACCAGACCCGTGATCGGGATCTTGGCCGCCGTAAACGTGGCCAGGGCGGTCATCAGGTCGGCCTTCACCGCATCGACGTCGGTGCCGGTGGCGACCGGCGAATTGACGCCGTTCGAGATCGAGGCCGGGTTGCTGGCGCCGGCGGAAATCGCCGTCTGGATGAACTGCTCATCGAGGAACTTCGCGCACTGCTCGATCATGTCGCCGCGTGCCCGGTCCTCGGCATTCGGCGAAGAGAGCCGGATCAGCTCTTCCGTCAGGACGATGATGCCCGCGCACTTCGTGTAGCCGAGCGTGGTGCGCTCGAAGGCCAGTTCGCCGACCGGCTTCGGGGCCCCTTCCCCGACCCACTCGAAGGTCGAGCCGCCCGTCTGCGTGATGATCGGGATGTTGAACGGCACGCGCCGGAAATTCGGCACCTTGCCGATAATCGTCTGCGGCATCAGCATCTCGACGAACTCGGTCATCGCCGTGGCGGGGTTCACCAGCTCGCCGCCCCAGCCGGGACTCGCGACGACGGACGTGCCTTCGACGGCTTTCTGCTCCCACATGCTCTTCACGTAGGCCGCGATCTCGGGCGTGTCGCCGAACCGCTTAGCATAGGCCAGCGTGTCGCTAAAGGAGCCCTTGCCGGCCGCGACCGCGAGGGCGTAGCGGGTGAAGAGCGTGCCTTTCGGGAGCGTCTTGACTTCCATCCGGCCGGTCCGGGCGGGCGCGGTGAAGTGCGGCACGGACAGCGAGCTCGCCATCGACGCCTGCGCGGCTTCGAGCGTGCTCAGATTCTTGATCTTCGCCGTGAGGGTGGACACCTCGCCGGTCAGCGTGGTGAGTTCCCGCTGTTCGTCGGCCTCCAGCCCGCCGTTGGTCTGGTCGGCCGTCATCAACTCTTCGAGCCGCGCGGACTTCGTCTGTAACGCGGTTTTCTCGGTCGTCAACTGTTCGGAGACATTCATGGACGTAACTTTCACAGACCCCGAGACGCCGGGAGTGGACGAGACACGCCGACTCGTGCCTGACGCGGCGGGAGCGGGTGTGTCAAAGGATTTCAGCGTGTGAATGGTGGCGCTGGCGTTGGCCGGAACAGCCACCAGGGAGAGTTCGAGGACTTCGGTCTTGAGAAACCGGACGCCGCCAGTCTCTTTGATGAAACTATGCTCAAGGGACCGGAAACCGATCGACACGCCTTTCAGTAGGCCGGCCTTGATGCTGGCCCAGGCCGTATCGACGCGGTCCTTCAGGCTCGCCGGTTCGTCGACCGTGACGATCTTGGCTTCAAACTCGATCCCGTCAGCGGTGGGCGGCTTGAATCGGACCTCGCCCACGGGCTGATGCGAGTCGTGGTAGAGCAGCAGCGGGAGGGGATTCTTGAACTTGACGCCGATCGGTTCGATGACGTCTCCCATCCGATCGGGCTCTGGCGTCGTCGCCATGCCCGCGAAAATCCGGCGGTCAGCATCGAAGGATTTGACCGTGAGCAGCGAGTACGCCCTGGTGAGGCTCATCGCCGATCACCATAGACGGTGCGATTCAGCAGCGGAAGGGACTACCGGGAAGGATTGCAGTAAACGTCAGTAATCTTCAGCATTCTTCAGTGGCTCTGACGGCAGCACGACCCGAATTCCGCCGCCCGGCGTCTTGCGGCACTTCACCGCGCCCTTCGCCAGCCAGACCCAGACCGTGCGCTCGCTCACCCGTTCGCGGGCGGCATATTCTTTGACCGTCAGTTCAACCCGCATCGTCATGCGTCTATCGGCAGCGACACCTAGACTGGACGGCATCACGACCGGCCCGGCATCGAGTGGTGACCTAGCCATGAATGCCTCCAAACGCAAACATCTGGAATGCGGGCTCGATGACGGCGGGCATCCGCTTCCACAGCATCATCGCAATCGTGGCCGCGATGACGGGATCGATCCGGCCGCGTGATTTCCCCTTCGCGAACATCAGATTGTCCTTCCCATCGACGTTGGCGACGACATTGGATACCGACCACGCCGTGACGGGACAGCCGAAGGCGTCGACGGTGCCGCCGAGGATTTGCGCCTGCATCTCCAAGCACGCCGACGACATGCCCGCATAGGTCTGCGGGACCGCGATGACGTGATCCTCCGCGAATCCATCCTCGTGTGTCAGTTGGTCGATGAGGGTGTCGGCGTGCCACGGATCGAAGCCCACTCGCTGCACGTCGTACCGTTCCCGCGCGTCTTTCAGCACGGCCCGGATCAGTTGGTGGTCGATCCGCGTGCCCGGCGTCGCCGTCAGCCATCCCTGGTCGCGCCAGACCTCATACGGCGCCCGGTCCCGATGCGCGCGATCGGCGAGGGTATCGTCGGGCGTCCAGATGTGCTGCACGACGCACCAGAGCGGATGCCCTGGCCCTGGCGGGAATCCAAGCGAACAGCAGCACAGGTCGATCTTGCTGGCGAGGTCGATCCCGACGAAGCACGGTTCATGCGCCAGCCGGTCCAGCCACGCCTCCCGGCTCAATCGCTCAGGATTCTGGCTCTTCCGCCACCCGTCGACGGACAGGCAGGGATTCGACGACGACACGAGCAGGTTGAGATGCTTCTGTTTGTAGGTGGCGCCGGCCGACGGGATGCCCTTCGCCTTCAGCACCTTGGCGGCGAGGTCATCAGGGCTGACCGAGATCCCATAGTTCGGATTGGCCTTCCGCGCCGTAGCTGGCGATTGCCAATCGTCCTCGGGATCCGCATGGGCGGTGAACGTGAAGAACGAGTCATCGGCCAGAACACCTTCAAGGATCTTATTGGCGTAGTCGTTCTGGTCGCCCCAGGGTGAGACCGGGTCATTCCCGTAGGTTGTGATCTCGAAGATATGCGGCTGTAGCCGGGCGCCGGTTGCCGTCTCCATAACGTCCAGCATCCCGCGATCCTTCATCGCGTGCATTTCGTCGACGACGACCGCGTTCGGGTTGAGGCCGTCCGTGCTGTCGTGGTCCGCACCGAGCGGGAGGAGTTTCGAGGACGTGTCGTCCCGCTGGAGTTGCGCCACCTGGACCTTGATCCGCGTCTTCAACCCGCTCGACTGGACGAGTTTCTTGCAATCGGCAAAGACGATCTTCGACTGGTCGCGTTTATTCGAAACGCAATACCCCTCGGCACCCGCCTCCCCGTCGAAGAACGTCAGGTAGAGCAGGACGATGGACGCCAGCAGGGTCTTCCCGTTCTTGCGCGGCACTTGGACAAAGGCCGTCCGAAACCGACGCCGGCCCGTGGTGACGTGGACCCACCCAAACACGCTGCCCGTGACGAACAGTTCCCACGGTTCAAGGTGAATCAGTTGCCCGGCCCACTCGCCCTTGTAGTGTTTGAGCTTCCCGGCGAACTTGAAGAACCGCTCGGCGCGGTCCAGATCGAAGCGATACGGAAACTCGGGCGTTCCTTCCCGCTCACGGTCCCGGAGATGCCGAGCACACGCCAGTCGGTGGTACTTCCCGGCCGGGATGGCGCCAGACACGACGGAGCGGGCGTAGACGTCGAGGGGATTCATGCGCGCTTGACCAACGTGAGTTCCTGATCGAACTCGGCAAACTCATCCTTCGGTTCTTCGGACGCGGGCATCTCCTTCCCCATTGGGATCAGTCGGAACCGCGCCAGGCCCGCCTCGACGCGCACCATCAACGCCGTGAACCGCGTCAACAGACAATGCGCCTTTGGCTCGAATACCTGTTCCCCGCCGCCCGATTCGTCCATTTTGGTTTTCAGCGAGGTCGACGTCAGTCCTTCGGCCTCAATAAGCGCCAGCATGTCCCGCTTCAACACGATAGCTTCGCAGAGGTCACGGAATGCCCAGGCCGTCGACGGGGTCAGTGTGCGCGACGCCGTCGCGTGGGGAGCCAGACTGTCCCATACCACCGACTGACCAGCCGGGAGCCCCTTCGGCTTCGCCACCTCCACCACGGGCGCACGATGGGCTGTGACCTGGCCCGTCACGGGTTTCCCCTTGCGCCGCTGCTCGCGTTGCCAGCGAATCGATCCAGGCTGGCGGGGCTTCGCCACGTTAGCTCGAGCGCCGCCGCTTCGTCCTGCTACTCCTGCCATTTGGTGCCGTCCCGTCTCATTTGGTCCTGTTTCCGCGCGAGGTGAGG